TATGTACCCCTTTGAATGGCAAGAGGTATTTAAAGATTCAAACAATGCGTGTCACTTTAACTTGAATGAGCTTAATGACCAAATTTTGACTATTGAGATGGAGCTTGAAGGTAAAAGCAAATCAGAGAATGGCCGTATTGGAATATTTAAAAAAGCAGACAATGGAGAGATATATTTTGTAGATAATGCTAAAGGTTTGTGGCATATATTAGAGTTTCCTGAACAGCATAATAAGTCTGTCTACAACGGAAGCGTTAAATGCCCAAACAATACAAATTACGGTGCATCGGGTCTTGATACATTTGCTAATGCTAAACAAACGGTAGAGAAAGGTTCTGATGCTTGTTGCATAATCCACAAGAGGTATGATGCGTTAAGTCCTGAAACATCAAACATGCCTGTTGCTATGTTCTTAGGCAGACCAAAGACAAAAGATGAATTTCATAATCAAATATTTTACGGACTTGAATACTTTGGAATTAAGATGCTTGCAGAAAGAAGCCCTACCGATTGGGAGGATTATGCTATCATGAAAAGATATGCTTCACCACTTGAATCACATAAGAAGCATGGTTATTTAATAACAACAAAGCGGTCAAACAATTCAGAGGTGTATGGTATCGCCCCACAAGATAAAGAAGCGAGGGAACAGCACTTAACGGAGATGGTAGAGTATTCATTGAATAATATGCACAAGATTAAGTTTCTAAGATTACTGAAAGATATGGTTAATTTTAATATTAATTCACGTACAGATTATGACGCTTGTATGGCATGGGGTTATTCTCTAATGGGGTTAAAGGAGCATGCTTTACCTGTTAAAAAGTTGGATAATAGCAAATTAAAAATATTTCACGTTTTTAAAAAACCAATAGCACAAAAATACAATTAAAACTTATTTTATCTTTGATAAACGATTTTTATTAATTTACTATGCCTATATACGAGTCATCACTACCAAATACACTAGATTCAGACAAGCAAAAAGATTCCGAAGCCTTTGGTTATTCAGTTTTAAAAGCTTGTTATGAAAGATGGAAATCAGGATATGGTTCAGAATCTTGGGTAGTAAGAAAACAAAGATTTGATTACAATCGGTCTTTCTCTGTTGGTAAACAACCGATGTCTGAATATAAAGATATTATTGATGCCGATGGACAATTATCTGTAATAAATTTGCAATATACTCCAAGTCCTATTGCTATTCCTTTCCTTAATCGTTTAAAGGATAGGTATTTGCAGCGAGTAGAAAAAATAAGTTGTGTTTCTATTGACCCATTCACCCAATCAAAAAAAGAGAAAGCAAAGAATGATGCCTTGTTCAAGATGAAGAATAAGGATGAAATCATGGCTTTGCAAAAAGACGCTGGATTTGAGTTAGAAGATTTTAAAGATACAGACCCTGAAGATGAACAAGAATTAGATGTTGAGTTTGGCTTTAACTACAAAGAACGTGAAGAGGTAGTAATGGAGAACTTGATTAATCTTGTTTTTTATGACAACAAATGGAGCAAGGTAATTAAGGATAGGATTTTTGACGATTTAATTAATTGTGGGTATGCTGTTAGTAAAACATACATAGACCCCAATGGTAGAGTAAAAATAAAATGGGTTAAGCCAGACAATTTTATTACATCATATTCCGAGTGGAATGATATGAGGGATTGGGAATGGCAAGGTGAAGTAGATTACATGACTATCACCGATATACGATTAAAATATCCTGGCAAGTTTTCAGAAAACGAATTGTTTGATTTAGCTCGTGACCATTCAGGCATGTATAATAACGCACTATGGACTTATAACTGGTCTTATGTGTGGTTAAATGCTGTTGCAAGGCCATACGATTCTTATCGTGTTCAAGTATGTAACTTGACTTACAAGACACTTTATAATCTTAACTATGAAAAAAACATAGACAGGTTTGGCAAAGAGATATTAGACCCTGCAAAAGAAATAAAAGAAGGTAAGACTTATGAAAAATCAAAACCGTATTACGTTAGTTATACAGGTGCTTACATCATAAATACCGATAAGATTCTTGAATGGGGATTGAGTAAAAACATGATTAAGCCAGAGAAGAATCTTACAGAGATACTTTCTCCATATACGGTTTATATGTACAATAACAATCAGATGGTCAATACACCATTGATGGAAACAATGATACCAAGTATTAAGATGATGCAGTTGTTGAATCTTAAAACCCAAAACATTATTGCTACAATTGCCCCTGATGGTTCTAACATAGATTTTGCAGGATTATCTGATATTGATTTAGGTTCGGGTATAGGAATTGTTTCTCCGTTACAGTTATACGGTATTTACCTACAAACAGGTAATATGTATTACAAGAGCATTGGTGACGATGGCGAAGAAAGAAGACAACCACCTATTACTCCTAACAATGTAAACTTCTCAAATAAACTTCAGCAGATTGAAGGTCAATGGCAAGCAGAATATCAAAAGCTTGTTACTATCATCGGTTCTAACGCATTAGATTCGGGTCAGATAAACAATCAAGCAGTAGGTAAGCAAGTATTTCAAGATGCACGTAAGCAGGGAGAAAGTGCATCGAATTATATTTACAATGCGTACTTAAACATCATGGAGCCGACTGCACAAAAAGTTCAACAGTTAGGTTGGGATATTCTTGTTTATAAGAAAGGTGGATATGAAGGATATATGGATGCGTTGGGTAATGACAAGGTAGAATATATACGTTTAGAATCTACGGATGATTTTGAAAGAGCGCAGTTTGATGTAAAGATTGAAGCTGTACTTGACGATACTGCACAGGTTATATTGCAAGAAAGAATAAATATTGCTTTAAGCAACAAAGAAATTTCTCTTCAAGATGCTTTGCAAGTAGAGGAGTTATCTCAAACAAATATTAAATACGCTTCTTATTTATTAGCTGCAAGACAAAAGAAACGTGAGAAGCAAAGAATAAAAGAAGCTCAATTAAACTCACAATCAAACACAGAGGCAGCTATTGCCGCAGCGGAAGCTAAGTCAAATGGCGAGATGCAGGTTATTCAATTAAAAAATGACTTGGAAGCCAAAAGAGAGAATGATAGGTTAGAGTCAATGAAGATTGAGGAGATAACTAAGTATTCAAGCATATTGAAGATAGAGCTTATGAAAGCATTGTTTGCACAAGGTAAGACTGTCGAGCAAATGCCTTCAATGATATTTGATGGTATAGGCCTTGTAGATAAGACCAACAAACAGATGTTAATGGAAGAGCTTGCTGAAAACGAAAGAGAAGCACAGCAGATGGCACAACAAATGGCTGCTGAAGAACAACAAGCCATGATGCAACAGCAACAAGGCATGGAGCAAGAGCAAATGGGAATGCAACAAGAACAGATGGGTCAAGAACAAATGGGTGAAGAAGAAGTGATGCAAGGCGAAGAAGAGCAAATGATGTAAGTTAAATATGAAAAAACAAGAGCCAACATCTAAAAGAATTATGCTACCCGAAGTGGTTGTAACTGAAAAGCCTGTTAAAAAGACTATAAATCAAAAATTGGCTGATATAGATAATAACAAAAGGCTAAATCGTATAGCGGATAAGAAATATGCTTTAGTTGACAAAAAAATCGAAAAAGCTAAGGGAGATACTACTAAACTCCAAAAGATAGACAAAAAATATGGTTACGATTATAAGACTGCCGATAAATATAAAATAAAAGCCGATAGCTCAGGTCATATGCCATCAATTGCAGATAATGGACAATTATTAAAAGCTAAAAACCATCCAAGCATTAAAAAAACTATTAAGACCGAAAAAGTTTTAGGTAATAAAATATTTAAGGTTGATGGAGTTAGATATACTGCACCAAAGGCAGAAGCAAAATCCTATAAAAAGTTTATTAAAAAGGGATTAGAGTAAGTTAAAAAAACATTGAAAAACTACGTTAGTTTTGTATAAGAGAATTTAAAGACAAATCAAAATGAGTGAAAAAGTAAATGTAGCAAAAACATGGGAAGACGCTGTTCTTGATAATTTTGAAGAACAAGTTGTAGATACTG